CCTGGAGTTCCATAGCCCGCGAACAAGCGGACAAAGCCCACAAGACCGAGGTGGACAGCCTCAAAGCCAAGCTCGCGCAATACCAAGCCAGCGTCGAAAATTTAGAGAAGCAACTCGGCATCGCGCTCTCGCTCGGCAAGACCCGCATCTGCCCGCATCCGCTCTCGGTCTCGATGAACGACAAAGCCGAGGCTGTCGCCATCGCGCTTGCCAGCGATTGGCATGTTGAGGAAACGGTCGAATCCGCCAGCGTCAACGGCCTCAACGAATACCGGCTCCCCATCGCCAAGACCCGCATCGAAAAATTCTTCACCACCATCGCCCGCCTCACCGAGATCGAACGCCACGGAGCCAAGATCGACGACCTCATCCTCTGGCTCGGCGGCGACCTCATGACCGGCATGATCCACGAAGAACTCGCCGAAAGTAATTCCAAGACCCCCACCCAAGTCATCCTCTGGCTCCAAGACCGCCTCGCCGACGGCCTCGCCACGCTCAAGCCCCACTTCAAGCGAATCCTCATCCCCACCAGCTACGGCAACCACGGCCGCACCACCATCAAGCCCCGCCACGCCACCGGAGCCGCCCACAGCTACGAATGGCTTCTGTATCGAATCCTCGAAGGCCGCTTCGCCGACGACCAGCAAATCGAATTTCAAATCGCCGACAGCTACTTCAATTTCATGACCGTCTTCGACCGCCGCCTCCGCTTCCATCATGGCGACGGCCTCAAATTTCAAGGCGGCATCGGGGGCCTTACCATCCCGACAGAAAAGGCCATCGCCTCATGGAATAAGTCGCCCAACCGAGCCGACCTTGATCTCTTCGGGCACTGGCACCAATACCAGCAGAACCGGCACTGGCTCTGCAACGGCAGCCTCATCGGCTACAACGCCTACGCCCTCTCGATCAAAGCCAGCTTCGAGCCGCCCACACAGACCTACTTCCTCCTCGATAAAAAGCGCGGCAGGACCATGACCTCCCCCATCTACCTATGAGCTGGAAATCCCTCGCCAAGCGCACCAACAGCCTGCCCGAAGGTTGGAGCACCACCGACGAAATCGCCTCCGACCTCGACTGCGAAATCTCCGAAGTCCCCAAAATCCTCGCCGCCGCCATCCGCGACGGCCAAGTCGAGAAGCAAAACTTCCCACACTGGCAACCCGGCAGCCGCCAACTCCTCTACCAGACCGGCTACCGCCAGCGCACGGCTGGCACCAAAACCTCCCCCGAGCCCAAATCCTCCCGCCCCGCCGACGAACTCACCACCGCCATCCTGCGCGTCGCCGCCCGGCACCCCGACAAGCCCGCGCACCGCATCATCGCCTACCTCCCGCCCCGCCTCCGTGGCGGCGTCACCAGTACTCAAGTCAACGCCCTCCTTGACAAGCCCCCGCAGAATAGAAGGTAGATGCCCGATGACCAAACAATCGTAGAAGGCGATGCCGGATTCCTCGGCATGGCCTCCCGCCTCAACCCGCTGCAGTTGCAAGCGGGCATGGTCCAGTATTGCGAAAACATGCGCTTGGATCGCGGCGTCGCCCAAACCCGCAAAGGGGCGAAGCGGCTCGGAGATGAAATTTCCTCGGGAGCGCAACCGCTCACACTCCCTTTCGTTCTCGATAACAATGCGATCATTCGCACTTCGTATTCTGGCGGCATCCTGGCGTCGGGAGTTTTCTCGTCTCCGAATTATTTCGACTCGAACGAATACATTGTCCTTTGCGGGCCGACCTCGGCGTTCCTTTACCGGCAGGATGTTTCCTCGATTGAGGAAATCAGTTTCACCAATCCAGCCTCGTCGTCGGAAGAAATCCTGGAGCAGACGGATCAGGCGACCTGCATCCAGGCGTTCAATCGATTTTACCTACTTCGTGAAGCAGACACCTCGTTGCCGGGGTGGGGGTGGAAATCCACCACCTCCAGCGGCATCGGCGTTTCCGGCACCACCGCCACTGTCCATTGCACGGCCCACGGCTATTCGGCAGGGATGCGCGTGCGAATAGAAAACGGGGATAGCGCGGCATTTTCTGGCCATGAGTTTGATGTTGCCAACCCGGTTACGAACAATTCCTTTTCAATCTCCGTTCCGCTGGGCACTCCGGCGAGTGCTTATGCCGCCATCCGCCGGGTGAAGCCGCCGCTGTGGTGGGATGGCTCGACGACCCATTTTCAAAAAGCGGAGGCAGGGATTCCAGATGAGGGGGCCAGCTTTAAGCGGATGCGCTCTGTGGGGTGGGCGGCTTATATCAATAACCGCCTCTGGATTCCCGATGGCCGCGACGCCACCGCGATCTCGGATGTCCTGGACCCCGACCTCTACGACCCGTTTTTCCAGAGCTTCCGCGCCAACCAGGGCAGTAACGACTACCTGGTGGCGATTCACCCATGGGTCGAGGGGCAGGCTTTGATTTTCATGCGGAACTCGATCTGGCTTGCGAACCTTGCGGATGCAAGCAATGCCACGGGCAACGAGTTCACGGTAGATGCGGCTGTGTCGCGGGTCACACTCTTGACGGACGAAATCGGCTGCGTGGCCCGAAAGACTATCGTCACCGCTGGACAATTTGTGTTTTTCCTCAGCGACTCGGGCGTTTACCGGCTGGACATCCAACTCGACCTTAAACTCCGCGCCAACACGCAACCACTCTCCGACACGATCGCCGACCAGCTTGAGGAAATCAATAAGGCGCAAGCGCACAAGGCGACGGCAAAATGGTGGGCAAACCGCTACTACCTGGCCGTTCCCATCGGCGACTCGGCAATCAACAACAATTCCATCTTTATTTGGAATGCCCTCAACCAGCAGTGGGAAAGCAAAGACCTCTACTCGGTGGCGCTCGATGAGCTGATCGTCGCGGATTACAACAGCCAGCGCCGTCTACACACGGCGGCTCGCAGCGGAACCCTCTTCCTGCTCGACGAACTCGAATACGGCGACGAGGTGCCATATGCAAATGCGGAGGGCGAATTCACTCCTGTTCCCGGCCTGCTGACCTCGCGGAGTTATTCCTTCGGCTCGTTAAATTCCAAAAGGCTCACTCGCTCCAAAGCCTCTGTGGTGCTGCCGCCGGACTCCTCCTGCGATCTCCGCGCTTTCACTACTGACTACGATGCGGAATTTCAAATCGCCGAACTCTCGAACACCACCGAGGAGGATGAAGACTACACGCTGAAAGCCCCCCTGCGCTGCAAAGCCGTGGCGCTGGACCTGGAGTTTCGCACTTTAACCGGCCGCCCGACCCTGCGGCAAATCACCGCTGAAGCGACCCGCTCGGCCTCTGACCCAACTCTCACCCGCACCCTCAACTAATTATGGCCACAGTCACCAAAGGAAAAACATTCATCAACGGCGATCTCGTGACGCCCGCAGCGCTTCACCAGTTGGTCGATTCTGCCAGCGTCACTAATATAGCCAACGCTGACATCGCCAACGCTGCGGCCATCGCCGACACGAAGCTCGCAACCATCGCCACCGCAGGCAAGGTAGCCAATTCTGCCACCACGGCCACGCCGCTTTGGCAAAACAATGCTATTGTGGCTCGTGATGCCAGCGGCAATTTTGTGGCCAATACCATTTCCGCAAATCTGAGCGGAACGGCTACCAATGTTTCTGGCACGGTGGCAGTCGCTAATGGCGGCACAGGCGGCACGACGGCAGCAGCAGCCCGCACGGGTCTTGGCTTGGGCAATTCTGCCACGCTTAATACCGGCACCGCCTCCGGCACGGTAGCCACCGGGGACCATACTCACGCCCAGCTCCACGACCGCTCCCACGCCATCACCTCGACCAGCGACCACACCGCCGGAACCTGGAAAGTATTTCACTCCAACGGCAGCGGCCAGATTGTCGAATTGTCCGTGGGAACGGCTGGCCAGGTGCTCACCGCAAACGGCACCGCCGCTGCACCAAATTGGCAAACCCTTTCGGCCACCACCACCAATGCCGCCAACCTCACCGGAGGCAGCGCGGGAACCATTCCATACCAATCCGCCGCAGGCACCACCGCCATGCTCTCCGCTGGCACCTCCGGCCAAGTGCTCCGATCCAATGGAGCCGCTGCCCCATCGTGGGACAGCTTTGGAACTTCGGGCAACACAGCCAACGCCGTCGTTCAACGAGACGGCTTTGGAAATTTTGTAGCCGGGACTATCACCGCCACACTTAGCGGAACGGCTACCAATGTCACTGGCACAGTGGCCGTGGCTAATGGCGGCACGGGCGGCACGACGGCAGCAGCAGCCCGCACAAACCTCGGCCTGGGCAATTCGGCCACGCTTAATACCGGCACCGCCTCCGGCACGGTAGCCACAGGGGATCACACTCACGCTTCGGCAACCACGATATCCGCAGGGTTCATGTCTTCAAACGATAAATCCAGACTGGATGGCGCGACTAATGCGAACACCGCGAACGCCATCGTTGCCCGAGATGCCAGCGGCAACTTTTCGGCAGGCACCATCACTGCAAGTATTACAGGCAATGTCACTGGGAATGTCACTGGGAATGTCACGGGGAATACCAGTGGCACGGCTGGCAATGTCACCGGCACGGTTGCAGTCGCAAATGGCGGCACAGGAGCAGCCAGCGCCAGTGCCGCATTGACCAACTTAGGGGCAGCAGCTTCCTCTCACATTCACGGCAACATCAGCAACTCTGGGGCCATCGGAACAACTGCAAGTTTGCCGATCATCACCGGCACCAGCGGTGTGCTCCAAGTTGGTTCCTTCGGAACCGCAGCAGGCACCTTCTGCCAAGGCAACGACGCCCGCCTTTCGGATGCGCGAACTCCGGTCTCGCATAGTCACGGGAACATCACCACCCTCGGGGCCATCGGAAACGCCAGCGGGGTGCCGATCATTACTGGCACAAGCGGAGTGCTTCAAGCTGGGTCCTTCGGAACCACAGCAGGCACCTACTGCCAAGGCGATGACGCTCGACTTTCCAACACTCGCACACCAACTGACAACTCTGTGACCACGGCAAAGCTGGCAAATGGTTCCGTCACAGCAGAAAAGCTAAATGGAAGCCAGTCTGGTTCTGCTCCAATTTTTGGCTGCCGCGCTTGGGTTAATTTCAACGGCGCAACAGCAGATAATATTGGTGGAACATATAGCAGAAATGGCACAACCGTAACTGTTGACACGACCGTCAATCATGGTTTTTTGGTCGGGCATGTTGTATATTTGGATTTTTCAACCGGAGCGGCAACAGACGGATCTTTTGTTGTAGCAAGCGTTCCAACGGCCACTCAATTTACCGTTGTGCATAGCACTGCTGGAACCACCAGCGGAAATGTCACCTTGCCAAGAAGGCAAATTCGAGGCCAAGGAAACATCGCCAGCGTTTCCTATATCGACGTTGGAATTTACTCTGTAAATTTCTCCACGGCAATGCCAAGTGCAAACTACGCTTTAGGCGCTTTTGCAACATACAATACAACCGCAGCAGATGCCGCGCAAGCAATCGTTTCCAACGACGCGAATTTCACTCCAACTGCTCAATCTTGCCAAGTGCGTTCCGCGAGCTCTACTTCTGGCGCCGAAGTAAACTCCCCGCATGTTCACATTTTATTCATCGGATGACCCCCTTCGATAAAGCCATCCTCTGGCAGCGAGAAAACAGCACCGAGCCTTTCGAGGAGCTGCTTGGCTGGCACCTGCGTAACGGCCTTGTCCATAGCACCCCCACCGTCTTCCTCCTAGCCCACGAAGTCCACTACTCCCCCGATACCAACACCATGACCTACGACCTCCCCCCCAACGCCTGGTTCGTCGAACTCGCCGCCGCGACCAACCACGCGAACCCCGTCCGCGAATTCATGCGCGTCGCCACCCGCCCGCAAGAGTGGGCCATCTGGCACCGCCGCAATTCCTTCCACCCCCACGCCTACCCATGGGCCAAACTCGCCCGCCGCGTTGGACTTGGAGGGACGACCTCCGTGTCGTCCGTAGCTCCCGGAAGGAGGGTGCCCTAATGGGTGGCGGTTCCGCACAAAAACCCAAAGAGCAAGCCGCTCCACCACAGGCGCAGCCCATCGACTACGGCAAACTCATGACGCAAGGCAGCAAAGCAGCTGCCCGGCAATTTCGAGACCAGCTCGCTGCCCAACTCGAAGCCTACCCCGAGATGGAAGGCTTGCAACTCGGCACGATTTCCAAAATCGCAGACAACCTCCGCAACGACTACACGGAAACAGCCGACGCAGCTCTCTACGCCGCAGCAGGAGAAACTGGAAAACTCACCGCCGCCGGTGACAGGATAGGCACCACGGCCACCCGCGCCGACGAGTTAGCCGCCTCTGCGCAGCAATTCGCCCAAGGTCCGACCGCTCTCGACCGGCAAATCTCCACCCTTGGGGCCAGTGCCATGTCGCAGCAAGCTGATCAGGTCCAAGGTTCACGCATCGGCGATCTGGCCCGCATGGATTCAGCTCGCGTCGGTTCTGTCGGGAATGTAGCAGGAGCAAGCACTCAAGCCGCACAAACGCGCAATGTGGAAAATGTGCAGGGAGCAACTACTCAGAGCGCACAAATGCGCAATGCCAGCACCATTCAAGGCCCCTCCGGTTATTCTCCTGCGGAAATCAGGGCGCAGCAAATCTCTGCCGCTCAAGCTGGACCCGTCAGCAATGTGCAAGGCGCAACCACCGGCCCTGTTGAACGGGTCGCTGGAACTCGCGTTGCAGCGGTTGGGCCTGCATCGTCCGCCCAAGTCCGCCGTGTGCAAGATGTGCGGTCCCGAGACATTCAAGCCAGTGCCGCCGAAAATGCCCTTATGCAAGAAGCCGTTGGCGGTGGTCTGTCAGGGCAACTGCGAGCACAGGCCCAAAACGACCTGGCCCTGGGCCGCTCCCTCTCTGCCGAGCAATCCCGAGACGCCATTCAATCCGCCCGCTCTGGCGCGGCCTCTCGCGGCATGGCTACCGGAAACTCCGCCCTCGCTGCCGAGCTGCTTAATCGAGACCGCTACGCGACCCAGCGCGAATCGGAGCGCCGAGCTTTTGCTGGCAATGTGCTGAACCAAAGCACCGAAATTCAGCAAGCCGCCAACCAAGCCTACACGCAACGGCAGGACGCCAACGCAGGCCGCGCCCTCCAAGCCGGTCTCTCCAACCAATCCGTCGCCGCCAACCGCGCCATGCAGAACGCGCAGTTCGCGCAGCAGGCAAACCTCGCCGACAACCAAAACGCCCAGCAGCGAGTCCTCGCCGAGGCTGGATACGCCCAGCAGGCCGGACTCTCGAACCAAGATTTCAGCTTCCGCGCCGGTTCCCAAAACGCGCAACTTGCCCAACAATCAGCCCTCCAAAACCAGCAAACAGCATTACAACTCGGCCTTACCAACGCGCAGTTCCAACAAGCCGCCGCCCTAGCCAACCAGCAATCAGGGCTCCAAGCTGGTCAACTGAACCAAGCCGCTGCCGCCCGCGCCGCTGAATTTCAACAACAAGGAGGACTTCAAGCCGCTCTTGCCAACCAAGGCTCGGAACTCCAGACAAATCAGTTTAACGCAGCAAATCAACAAGCCGCCAACCTAGCAAACGCCGGGTATTCGCAGCAAGCCGCTCTTTCTAATCAACAAACAGCAGCAAATACAGGCCAGTTCAACGCGGCCAACCAGCAAGCGGCATTTTTGGCAAACGCAGGCTATTCGCAGCAAGCCGCCCTCCAGAACCAACAAACCGCCATGACACTTGGTTTGACGGAAGCTCAATTCCAACAAGCTGCCGCTGCCGCTAACTTCGATGCCGCCAACAACCGCGCCTTCACCGAAGCCGGATACTCCCAACAAGCCTCCCTTGCCAACCAGGATGCCAACCAGCGCCAGGTTGAAGCAAACCGCGCCTTCCTGCAAAATGCCAACCAATCCGGCATCAATTCCGAAATCTCCCGAGGCGGCTACGCTATGGGAGCCCTCGGCCAGACTGCCAACCTCTACGGCCAACAAGCCGGGGCCTACCAAAACGCCGCCGGGCTTGGCCTTAACATCGCCAATCAGTCCATGGCCAACGACCCCTATATGCGAGCCTTCGCCCCCGGCACCACCATCGGCGGAAGCACGCTTGGGACATCCGCAAATATGATCGGCAACACCTGGCAAGGAGCCACCCAGATGGCCGGAAATGTCGCCAGCTTCAACGCCAACATGCTCGATAGCCGCTACAACTCCTACATGAACAACAACGCCGCCCTCCAAGGCGCGGCCTTGCAAGCCGGTGCCGCCGGACAAGCTGGAACCATGGGCATGATCGGCAGCATCGGGGGCGGAGTTCTCATGGGAGCCGGTCTCGCAATTTAATGAACCAACACCTGCAAACCCTCGTCGATCAAACCCTCTACCGCGCCGAGCACTGGCTGCGGGAATTTCGCAACCCCGTCGTCCTCTGGAGCGGAGGCAAGGACAGCACCGCCATGCTGCACCTCCTCATCTTCAAGCTCGGCGTGCGGCTCCCCTGCGTGCAGTGGCGCGAGCCCCGCTTCCGCCACCGCTACGCCCACAGCGATTTCCTCGCCCGCGAGTGGGACTTGACCCTCTTCGACTACGCCCCAGGGCGCATCGCCATCCAAGACGGCTACGACATCGAGACCGGCGCACCCCGTTTCGATTTCCTCAAGTATTACCAATGGGGCCATCACTCCGCCCTTATCCTCAGCCTCGGCACCGAAGCCCCCACCGCGCAGGAAGTCTCCGAGGGCCGCTACCTTTGCGGCCTCTCCGATGTCCTCCAGCGCCCCACCGGCACCTTCCAATGGCCGTGGGACTCCTGCTTCCACGGCCAGAAATCCGCCGATGTCGATCTCATCAAAGGAGCCGTGCCCCTCATGCAGGATGTCCGCCGCACCCCAGACTCGCCCACCCAGCTCTACCCCATGCGGCATTGGACCGACGACGACATCTTCGATTACCTCGAAGCCGAAGGCGTCCCGATGGACCCCACCCGCTACGACCGCTCCACCGGCAAGTGGGGCCACAAGCAGGACAAATCCCACAACGCCGACTACTACCCGATATGCTGGAATTGCGTGAACCGCCACTTGAGCAGCCCCGTCCATTGCCCGAAACTCAAAAGCCAGGTCAACAACATCGCCCACCTCGCCCCCTACGAGGACAACGCGATCCCCGAGCAGGGCTTCCGCCACAACTGGGCTCCGAATTCGACTGTCAACGGTGTGGGGCATGTTGCAGCCACAAATGGAGTTGGCCCGTGCTCCGGCGCGACCGCTCCGACGCCACCGGCATCCCTGCCGACTACCTCCGAAGCGACTACCCCCTACTCAAAACCGACCCCTGCGGACGCTGCATCGCCCTCCGTGGCGAGGTGGGCCGAGGAGTCGCCTGCGCAATATACCAACACCGTCCGAATGCCTGCCGAGCCTTCCAGCCCGGCAGCCCCCTCTGCCTAGAAGCCCGTAAATCCCAAAACCTCCCAACCCCCTAAACGCCCATGTTCGCCTACAACCCCCAAGTCAACGACCGCTCCGGCGAAATCCTCGGAGCATCCCAAACCAACGCCGCCAACCTCCGCGCCCAAGGCATGGCCAACATGGGCCAATCCATCGGCGAAGGCCTCGAATCTATGGGGTCCAGCATTGCGGAAGTTATTACCAAGAAACAAGAGGACGCCAGCAAGGCGACCAGCATTGGCGAAGCCCTTAATACCATGCAGTCCACCCTGCCTACTTACGGAGCCGAAGGAGTAGCCCTGCAACAAATCATCACCAAGCGAATGGCCGATGCTGGAAACAACCTCGATAAAATGTCCGGCATTTACATGGCCTTCATGCCCGCCGTGGAAAACCTCCAAACTCGCTACAACCAAAACGCCCAATACACCCAAGCCCTCATCCTCGCCCAGCAGAAAGCCGCCCTCGGCCTCGGCGGGGGCGGTGGGTCTTCGCCCATGCTTAGCGTGGAGGTGGACCCTGCCGTTGACATCTCTCAGTAAAATCAACCCATGGCCTCCCCCGCACAAAACGCTTACATCAATTCCGTGCCGCTTCCCCGGCAGGCCAATCTCGACAACGACCAGGTTGTGCCGCTGCCGGTGTATAACCCCGCAGCCGACCCTGATCCCAACGGCTTTATGCAGACCGGCGCCGCCCTCTCCGCCGTCGATCCCGCCGCCCAGCAGCAGCCCCAAGTAGGCCAAGCCCTCGATGCCGTGTCGGGTCAAGAGGACGAGCCCTACGATGCCACCGCCGCCCGGCTCGCCCAAGGAGCCCGCGTCCGCATCACCAGCCAAGCGCAATGGAATGCCCTCTCACCCCATGAGAAGGAGGCGATCCGCGCCGCCAAAGCCTCGGGCGGCAGCCTCCGAGCCAGCGATGCCCTCCGCATTTACCAAGCCAGCGTGAAGCAAGCCCGCGCCTCCCAAGTCCAGACCGTAACAACTGAAGACGGTGGAAAGGTGAGTATGCTCAATGGACAAATCGTCGACTCGCCGGAAATCCAAGCGCGGTTGGAAAACGCCAAGGTCAATTTGCAAAAATCGCAAGCTGAAGTTGCGCAAATGGAATCACGCAAGCAAGCCGCCGCGTCGGAGATTGCCAATATGCGGCAAATGTTGGCGGAACTGAAAAATCATCCCGGCATGACTACTTCGGTTGGAGCTAAAGGGGTGGAATACCTCTTTGGTGCCAAGACAGAGCCTATAAGCGGCACTCGGGCAGCAGACTTCTACACATTGCTTGAGCAGGTCCAAGGCGGGACATTCATGCAAGCTTTTAACAACCTCAAGGGCGGCGGCCAAATCACCGAGCAGGAAGGCGCAAAAGCCACTGCGGCCATTGCTCGACTCAACCCGCGCCAATCAGAAGAAGGTTTTAATAAAGCGCTCATGGATTTCGATGGAGTCCTCGCCCAAGCCCAAGCTCGATCTCAAGCGAACGCCTCCCCGCAGGCTGCGCAAGTCGCCGCGCCAGTTGCTCCACAATCCACGCCACAAGCCCCCGCCGCCCCTGCTACTCGCGTGGTAGGTGGCAGAACATTTATCCAACAGCCCAATGGCAACTGGATCCCCCGTTAGAGAATTCACAACCGAGGAGCTTGATGCCATGGCTGCCGCCGAGTTGCCGGTGCAGGATGAGCTCATTTCCCCAACCGCCTCTGCTCGCGCAGCAAGCGCACCAACAGCGCCTGAATCGACAGGCTCACCCGAAGTGATCGCCGGGGAGGGGACATCTCTTTACCGTGGCCCAGCCATGGGCCCCGTGGCCCAACTGGAAGCAGCGCGCGAATACACCACCGAGGAACTTGATTTGCTTGAAAAAGCCAGCAAGCCGCCAGAATTCACCACGGAGGAGTTGGATATGGAGGCTGTCCGGCTCTTTGACGATCCCAACTACGCGCCGACCCGCGACGAGTATTTCGACCTGAAGGCGACAAAGGAGCGAATGAAAGCCGAGAGGAAAATCCCTGGCACTGCGGAGCTCGCTGCTAAAGCCGTGGGTGGTCTTTTTGTGACAGCCATCGATGCGTTTAACTCCACTGTTTTTTCGCCAGTAGAAACTCTGGCCAAATCTCCAGCAACGCTCCAGACGGGCATCGGGCGAGCTTCGCTCGGGGCCATGCAGCTCGGCGGTTGGGCCGCAGAGGCCATGCAGGGAAACCCCAAATACCGGGATGAGCAGACAGGAGAGTTTTTTCATTTTACCGATCCTGACAGCCGCCAACTCCAGCAAGCTCTCGAAGCTGGCCGCAAATTGCGACCCACGACTGATGATGATCTCAAGGATTACGAGTTTGAAAAATACCTTTTCAAAAAAGGCATCGATGCCGAATACCAAGCCCTTGGCGGGCAGACAGCCCCTACCGAGTTGCTTACGCGCCTCGTGACGGGCAGAAACCAGCAGGAAACACCTAATCTTGCCCAAGCAGGGGCTTTGGAAATCGTGGCAGACCCGACCAACTTGCTCCCTCTTGGTGCCGGAGCAAAAGCCCTCGGCCTTTCTCGGTTTGGCAAAACGGTCAGCGCTAAAACCGCTGGAGTGATTGGAAAGGTCGCCGGAGGGGTTGCCGATGGGGGCGAGGCGTTGGCAAACCGCTTTGTCGATATTGTTACAAACACGACTGGCCTCACGCCATCCACTGCTGGCAATGTGGTCAAAACTCTTGCCCGCTCCAGCGTGGGCGGCGGATTGGCAGCAGGGGCGGCAACTCTCGGAGCGCCTCCAGAAATTGCGGCGGCCATCGCTGGATTCTACCCCGCTTACAAAGCAGGCATGGGCGTGCTTCGCAAAATTGAAACCGGAGCCGGGGCCGCGAAGATCATCCTGCGCGAGTCGGCCGATGCCACCAACGGCCTAGACCAAGCTGCTCGTGCAGCCGTGCTGGCAAATCCCTCGGTGCCTCAAGTCTTCAAAGAGGTGCTAGAGCGACCGAGCAATTTTATTCCAATCGAAAGCACTCCCGCCCGCCTCGCCGCCGAGCAATCTCTTTCTCCTCAGATGCGCGGGGTCATGGGAAAACTTTCCAATCCTGCCATTGTTCAGTCTGTGCGTGGAGCCAGCGCGCTAGCCAAAGGCGTTGCCAAAGGCGGGGCGATCAATACCCCTTTTGCGCTTTTAGCTGCCAATGCCGGAGACGATGAGGAAGCCGCCGCCATGCTGGGAGCCGGGGCCGCATTCGGTGCCGTAGGCGCTGGCGTGGATCGTTTCACGGGACTGCAACGCCGCCGCCAGCAGGCAGCAATCTCGGATGTCTCGCGTCTGCTCGTGGATGTGGAGCTTGCCGGAGGGGATGTGAGCAAGCTTATGGCCACCCAGACGCCCGAGAGCCTAATTAAAATGGCCTCGCTGCAAGGCACCTTCCGCAACGGTTTAGATTTCATTCCACTCAACGCCGCCGACTACAACGCCAATGTGGCGGCCAATGGTGGAGCAGGATCCGCTGGTCTCTTCGTGCAAGCCCCTCCTGGGGAACGCGCCAAAATTTACATCAATCTCGACGCAAAACGCCAAGGCATCGAGCCGCATGAATTCGGACACGCTCTGCTTGCTAGCGGGGCGCTCGATGGACAGCAAAAATTTGCCGCTCGTGCCTGGGTGGATAAAACCTACGGGGTGGCTGGCATTCAAGCCCGCGCGGCTGAATATGCCGCAAACATCATCCGCGCTAAAAATGCACAGGCGTTTCCAGGTGGGGATTTTAAAATATCTCCCGCCACGCTTGCCAATGAGATGGATAACCTCTCGCAAGGCGGCCTTGCCCGAGGCGACATGGACAGTCTCGACTGGGCGCGTGACGAGATTTTTGCCGAGACTTTTGCAAAAGCCAGTGAGGCGATGGATTTCAACGCCATCCGCCGGGGAACTCCTGCTGGTCAAAACTTCCTCAGTTTTGCCGAAGGAATCCTTGGGGCTCAAGCCCGCGCTCTTTCAGCCAGCGGAGTCCGTATCGACCCGCAGACCGGCGCGCCTCTTGAAAAGCCAGCCGACCTGTTTTCTAAAAACCCACTGCTGGCCACCGACAGGGCGCTCGTCAAGCAGCTTACAACCTACATCGCCAACTACCGCCAATGGACCAATAACCCCGGCCATGAAAAGCCAGTTGGCGTCCGAGTGGCTCCGAGCGCTCGCGCTAGCGACATCTCCAACAACCCCCAAGTAACCTTCTATGATCGAGGGGATGGAATCAAAGCCAATGCTTATGCCATCCAAGATCCTTCTACAGGCCAGGCGATCCTGCGCGATCAACGCGACCTGAACGCCGCGCACGACAAAATCCGCCAGCAAGTCAAAGCCCTTGGCGGGGCGAAGCTCCTTGAGCCAAATAACCCTATTCTAGGCCCCAAGAAAACTTCCGATGGCAGAGTCCTAATCCGTGGCAAAATTCTTCCGCCGCAATTCGACTTTCTTAACGGATTCATGCCCCACATCCGAGATTTTGCTCGGCAGTTTGAGAAATTTGGGCAGACCGGAGAATCCATGCAGGTGCGATACCACGCCATCGGCACTGGAGACACTGGAGCTTTTCGGATTAAAAACCTCGGTAATCTCGTAGCTATAACGAGGGAGGTCGTCCCTTTTGAGTGGCAACTTACAAAAGCAGGGAATCTCAACGCCGTCGTCCTTGACCTCACGCAATTTCGCAACCGTGCCCTCCGCGCCATTAACAGCCGAAATGAAGCCCTAGCCCCATTTAATTGGGAGATCGGTCAAATTGAGGCTGACTTAAAACAATGGATGGAAAACCACCGTGCCAACCTGCCGGGAGAAGCGCGAATTGGTATCGCGAAGCGTGACGCCCTTAATGCCCTGGTCGGCATCGCTACCAACAACAATCGAAATAAAAACCCGCTCAATGGTTCTTTCGGCCCTGGCAGCGCCATCAAACAATTCCGCCTAGACCGCGTGGATGCCGCCATCGGAACCGGTCGCCAAGGTTTCCACTTCGACTACAATAAAGCCAATGGGAATTTGTTTCCGGACATCCCAGCATCGCTGCCTGACCTCAGCAAAGATATTCCAACCGGCCAGGCCATGCCTGATGCGTGGGCTCCAAATGGTAAGCCAAGCAATCTAAATTCCGAAGACCATGCGCTTGTCCGCACACCCGCATTTAAGGCATGGGCGGGGGACTGGGAAGCTTTGGCCGATCTTTCGCTTCTCCCTGAAATCGCTACAAAACAAGAGGCTGTTGAAGCTTTACTGAAAATCGCTGGGAAAAACCTAATAAATCTTTCCACTGGTAAAATTGCACAGGTTAATAGCCAGCAACGCGGAAAATTGATCAGCAACAAAGCGCTTGCAGCGTCTCTGCAAAATGGATTTACCGCAGAGCAACACAATGCAGCGGCTGCAAATATAGAGTTACTATGGAAACACGCTGAACCACTGATTCAAAAATCAGACAAAAATAATGACCCCAACATTGCTGCAATAAAACGATTCGCTGCTCCTTTCATTGTTTCAAACGAGGCAGCTATTGCCTACATGACGATCAAGGATTCTGTAGAAAAAGGACATCGAATTTATTCTGTCGAATTAACAGAAATGAGAAAGCTGCGGGGAAAGGGTGATATACTGAAAACCAGCAATACCACGCCCGCAGCTTTCGATGAAAAATTACGGCGTGTTGTTGATAAAGTCAACCCTGACTCCATCAGCATCAAAACAGATAAAAACGGAGAGCCAACTGTTTCTGAGGTTGCTCGTTTTCGGCTAGAAAAACGAGCGCTCAGTAACTCTCCTCTGTAGTCTTTACGAAGCACTCGCAACTTGCCTGCGGTCAGTCTTTATGAAACGAATTTTCGCCTGTGAGCCGTGGCGAAAAACTCCGAGATAAAATTCTATCCGGGAAATCCGATGGGAACATTCGGTTTCTTGACCTCTGCAAATTTGTGGAGTCCCTTGGATTCACTTGCCGCCCGACTGGTTCCAGCCATCATGTTTACTTCAAGCAGGGAGTGATTGAAATTTTGAATCTGCAAGACGATGGTGTTGGAAAAGCAAAGAAGTATCAGGTTAAACAGATCCGAGCCATCGTCGATAAATACAAATTATGAAAGACCACTATCCCGTTTTTATACTCTGGAGCGAGGATGATGAATGCTTTCTCGCCAATGTTGTCGATTTGCCTGGGTGCATCGCCGATGGGCGCACGCGTGAGGAAGCGATGAAAAACGCGGAAGCCATGGCTTCAGACTGGGTGCAAACCGCAAAATCTCTGGGGCGTAAAATCCCGAAAGCCAGCACCAATGAGGATTTCGAGGCGGCTGCCGCCAAGCAGCAACAAATGGATCAAGAAGCTTTCGAGGCCGCTGTCAAAGCCGCCGCCTTGGAAATTGTGAAAGTTTTAATTCCAAAACTCGAAGCAAGGTATCTCCCAAAGCCTACTCGCGGAATTTTCCCGCACCATTCTTCTAGGATTTCAATCCCCGCTTAAAGTCAAAGCGGCTTCGGCCTCTCCAGGAGGGCGTGGTAGTGCTTTTCCACGACATCCATCGAGTCGCGCAGGAGCTTCGCCGCCACCTCCAAGCCGTCCCGCTGGGCGATGCGGCTGCCGTATTCCTTTCGCAGATTATAGGCTCCCTTCGCCCCGTCGGGGATGAAGCGCCGCACAAAATCATTGATGCCATCGTGCGTGAGGTCGTCGGCCTCAGTCTTGTTGGCGCGGGGAATGACATACTCTCCACCGCCAAGCGCGGCCTGGATCGCCCGCATCAGGCGAAGATTTACCGGCACGCGGCCATATTTTCCATTTTTGCTGTGGAAGTCAGGGCGCTTGATGAGAACCAAATCCACGCCGCTCTTGTTAGGGAGCCAATCCACCCAATCCCACCGGAGCTTGGCCACCTCGGAGTTTCGCAACCCCGCCCGCCGCATCAGCCAATAAATCGCCCACACGCGGGGATTTTCCCGCCGCAGGGGAATCCTCGCCGCCGCATCCATGCGCCGCAGGATGTCGCGGGGAATCGGCTCGTAGGTTTGATCCTGAGCCTTTCCGCCCGAGACTTTCCAAAACTCCGTCAAATCCGGCAGCGTCAAATCCGCGAAGAGGTGCATTCGGCGCTGGGCCACCACTTGCTTGACCGTCTGCACGCTCGACCTCACGCCCGCCTCGGTGCAGCCCGCCGCCATCCGCGCCGTGATCCAGCCTCGCAAGACCGGAGCCGTGAGCACCAAGTGAGAGGACACGCCGCGCCAATCCGCCTTGCCGCTCGCCTCGGCGACATACTTGGCAAAGCCGCTCGCAGCCTTCACCGCCGAGCCGCCGGGGCCATGGAGCTTGAACCGGTCCACGATCTCGCCCGCCGTGGCATAGCCTGGACGCCGGACGACCTTCGCCAGCTCCTCCTCGTTGCCCGAGCGCAATCCCTCGGCGATCTTGCGGGCCTTCGCCTCCGCCGCCGACTTGCCGCTTTTGTTATTCAAGCTCACGCCCGTGGCCTTCTCGACCCGCTTGCCGTCGATCTGCACGCGGTAATACCAGCCATTGCGCGATTCTTTCCAGTAAACCGAAATCTCGTTGTGCTTTCTCATAGGGTCGCCACTTTTGTCCGCCACTTTGTCCACCACTTCAATGTGAAATTCTTTGGATGGGGTAAACGCATTAGACAGTCAAAAGCTGGAAGTTTCTGACAAGTTACCTAGGGAAACCGGAGATGGTCGCCACTTTGAAGGGGTGAGGGGAATGCAGCCGGAAAGACTCGAACTTTCAACCTTCTGATCCGTAGTTTCTGAATCTATCATTATGTTGCAATAATTTAAGTTGTGCGTCCGCCACTTTGGTCGCCACTTTACATTTTAATTCGGCGGCGTTCTTCTTCGGTGGGTTGGGTGGGGCGGCCGGTGGCTTGGTTGAGTTGCTGGCGTATCCAGGCGCTTAATTTTTCGGGGTGGGAGGCTCGTATCCAGGCGGACTTTTCTTCGGGCCAACAGAAGAATTGGATTTTGGCGGTCATGTTTTCGGCGTCGGGGTCGCGGGCG